GCTTCAGTTGGCGTAACATCATCGTCTAAAAGATTAGCAGCTAACACAATGAGAGGTCCCATAATAGGAATTCTACTCAGAGCTCTTCCACCAAACTTGAAAGTAGGACCAACAATTTTCGATATTCCTCTTAAAGATTCTCTTCCACCTCTTCCAATGACTCTTGTTGCAAGACGACCAGGAGCATTTTTGAGACCTCTAGATGTTAAAGAACTCCCCCCAATACCTCCAGAAAGTCTTCCTGCTTTACTCGGAGCTGGTGTTGATCCAAGCACTTTACGTGCTTGTTCTAATTGAAAACCACTAGCACGTGCTTGACCAGGTGCCCGATATCTCGATGAATCAGTAAATCCGGGAGTGGCTGTGCTGAGTGTTGATCTACCTCCACCTCCTCTCATAAATCTAGTCGAGTCTAATGAACCTCCTAACCTTTCCAATCTTCTTGCATTATTTAAAGCATTTCTGGCATTCTTGACTTCATCCGATCTTGTATCGATCCCAGATAATCTTGATGCAAAAGATGCTGCTCTTGCACCCTTACTAATAAGTCCTTTGAAATACTTGACTATTCTTCCATTGGAACCAAGAAGTCCCTTAAAACCATTAGATACAGTTCTACCAAGATTACTTATACCTTTTGTAGCAACACCAACAAAAGATTTAAGAACATTTGGAATAGCTTTAAATGCACTACCAAGAGCTGATACTAAAGACCCAATGGCACCTTTAGCTAATTTAAACCCATAAAATAGATTTTGAAAACTACGAAGACCATCAGAGAGTGATTTGAGTGGTCCAACAGGTTTTCCACTTTCATCAACACCTCCTTTTAAAAGATCTATTAACCTTAAAAGACCAGCACCTAAAAGGAAATTAAAAATAGCACCAAGAATATTAAATTCTTTCGCTTTAGATGTAATGCCTTTAGCAATACCACTACCTGGTATTTTTTTCTCCTGACTTTCCTCTCTTTTCCTCTTCTTTAATTTTTCTCTTTGTAATTTTTCTCTTTGACTACTTTTATTCTTTTTATTATACTGCTCTAATACTAACGAATTGAGTGATGAAGTAAGATTTACAATACTATTAAGTTGATTTTCAATACCACCAAAGTTAGATGTTGAATTGGTTTTTGATATCTCTGTTGTTGAAGAATCTAAATCATTTGATGTCTGATCCAATTTTCTAATTGGAACTAAAGAAGTAGATGATCTTACATTAGTATTTGATTTATTTTCACCCATGCGGGCACTGGACTTCTTCTTCCCCTTCCCTCTTATAAAATCTTTTGCTTTATTTTTTATAGTTTTTTTAGCGACATTCTTAGCTGCTGACTTTACAACACTGGAAGAAGCTGCTCGTAGAAGAAGAAGTGGTAATGCCATGATTAATAATTACCCACTATGTTGTATATTGCTTTGATAGCAATAAGTTCGGGATTATTGACATCCGTTGAACTAAATTGAGGTACTTTTGCCTGATTAGCTCCAGATGCACTGGTGATTGGCATATTCTGTTGTCCCCCACCAGTAGGAATGGGAATTGGTATAAAAGAATCGCTTCCGGTCTTTCTTGGAGGTAAAGATGCAGTTGTAGATTTTGGTAGTGTTTGTTGTGGACTAATGTTCGTTGAGTTTAACTCCGGAGTTTTTACCTTGACATCAGCACTTTCTGGATAATATTTGTTCATAAAAGATAATGCTGATTCAACAAAAGTTTTATTTCCAGAATTCATACCCTTACTTGATGAACTCTCATAAGGTTTATTTGGAAATGAAGGATCAATTCTAGGTACTAAACTTCTCCAGTGCGGATAAGGTTTATTAGTACCAGGTACAAAGAAATCCACACTACTATGTGGACCAGTACCACTACCAACTTCTTTTCTTGTGATTGGATTGGCGTAATCAGCAGCTGTGGCCATTCTACCTAAAACATCACCATACTTAACTTCATCACCTACTTTCCAGTTGTCAAGTTCACCTTTCGGGAAATGAGCGTATAAACTTTCAAATTTTTCTCCAGTTTCAGAATCAGTACTGGTAATTGCAATATAATTACCATATCCTGCTCCTTTACGTCTATCACCACCAATGACCTTTGGATTATATTGATGACCTATATCACTCACCCGGCCATCAAAAATAACTCTATTATTGATTCCAGCTGGAGTAAAATCTACTCCAGATTCTCCACTAGCATCTATTTTAACAGGAGAATGTTGAAGATTTGAACCCACAAGACCACCACCTTGGAATCCAGGAATTATACCCATGCGAGGCCTATTAGTTCCACCACTACTAGCATTCATTGTAAGGAGATTATCAGCACCAATACTATCCACTGCAGGTTTGCTCATCACAATCTCACCCGGTTGAGCAGCAATAAGTTGTGTATCTGGACCCATTCCACTGATAGTAATTCCAGTATCTTTATTGATTTCTCCACCACCCATCATTCCAGGAACTGGAGTTGAAGGTTGATTATCAGGTTCTGGTTCAACTACATTTGGTATTCTGGGTAGAATAGTTTCAGGAACTTCTAATGGTTCGAGGGGTGTGAAAATATCATCATCAGCTGGTGCACCAAAAAGACCCCTAACAGAATTCATAGTGTCTTCAAACTTTTGACCTACGGAATTAATTGAGGATATAACAGTATTTGCTACATTATAAAACGGAGTTACAATCATTACTAATCCTTGATCTATAAAACCTACAATTCCGTTCGCCCAATCAATTAATCCTTGAAGAAATCCTTTAGGATCCCTAAGAATTTGAATTAACCTTAAAAGACCAGCACCTAAAAGGAAAGATGAAAAAATTTCTATAAGTCTTTCAATAAATCCTTTGACTGGTTTTGCTATTTTTTCTAGACCTTTTTTAAATTTATTTTCTTTCGGTGTTTCCGCATCCTCTTCTCTTGATCTTTTTTTAGATTTCTCATCAACAATTCTTTTTTTCTTATCCTCTTTAATTTCTAAATCAGTTTGTTTCTTTAAATTAGAAATAACTTCTTCTAAATTTTTTCCAATCTGGGATAAAGCAGGAACTATAGTATTTTCTATAAAAGATTTTAAATTTTCAAATGTATCTGTTTGTTTCTCATTAAATTCTTGACCCTCTTTTTCACTTTCACTCTCTACTTTCCTGAGTTTACTTGAGGGAACAAGAGATTGTAATTTGGTTGTCTGTGGTTTTGTTTCTGCCCTCAGTGGTTCTTCAGTAAAGGATTCTGCAGATATTCTTTTCTTTTTAATTCTAAATCTACCAGTATTTGATTTAACTTCTTTGTATTCATTTGTAAGAAGTTCTATCTCCTCTGTTGACAGTTGACTCCCAACCATTCTGCCAGCAATCATCTTCTCTTTGAGAAGAGTTTTGTAAGTTCCGTAATCAATATCTACAACACCTTCTTGTCCAATGAGAGTCAAAATTCTCTCATCAACTTCTTTATCAACTATTTTTTCGTCCTTTGTTGGTTCATACTTAACTATGGCACCAGTATTATTTTCTTCAACATCAGTATCCTCATTTTCCTCAATAAATGAATCTGCCATGTCAGTAAGATCATTTGATCTTCCCTGAACCAATGCATTATCAATTACATCTTGCTCCGATTTACTTAGAGAGTTGTAATACTTTGAAAGTAAATTGATTTGAGCATCAGACAACTTACTGGCACGTTGCTTTCCGATCTTAAACTCGTAAGCCTTTCTTAGTTGTTCTTTACGTGCCATTTCGTTGTTTTTGCTTCAGTTCCTCTTCTTCAAGATGTTGTTGAAGTAATACTACATAGATGTCACGTTCCCATGGCATCATATTTTCAATCTCAGTTAATGAATATTTATGATACTGCATTAGGGCGAAATTTAATCTGAAATAGCTTTCAAGATTCATATGTATCAGCCCTATGCGAAAAAACTAGACAATCCCTCCAGAACTACATTACTTTTTACATCTGTTTTTGGATTTACAACTTCCAAAGTATGTGAAAGTTTTGGCATCGTATCAAAGAATTTTTCAATATCTTTAAATTGAACCGAATTCATCTGCCCCAAGAAATCAATAACTTCTTTCTTGGATACATCAGAGGTTGACCAAACTTCATCCTCACTATAAATTTTATCAATACAAGTAGAGATCAATTCAAATGACTGATCGATATTATTCTTTTCATCAAAGTCAAAATTATTTTTGATGAATTGATCGAGAGAGGGATACCTCATCTCCATCATCAAACTGTCATCAAGTTTAATTTGTTTATTGTGACCCTCACTCTCAACTACTTTAATGTCTTCGAGAAAAATTTTGACAGGAATTTGAGTCACTCCATCATCAGGGGCAATAATATTGACCTCTACTTCCTCACCAACAGATTTACCACGAATATTTAAAAACAAATACTCAATGTCAAATGTAGGAAGGGTTTCCACTTTAATCCCTCTAGTTTGAATGCAATTTTTAATTACAGACTTGATTGCATTTGTAATCTCTTTCGTATCTTCACTCTCTAGAGCTAGAACTAAAAGTTTTTCTTCTTTAACTAAAAAGGGTCTATATTTAATCGTCTTTTTTGTAGAAGGCAATTCCAACTCATATGTTGGTGTAGCAATTTTTGGTAAAGGCATAATGTCTTTATAACAAGTTCAGTTGATCTTATTTATTGTGATTATTGGAGTGTTGATTAATCATTCATCACTTCAACAGGTCCTGTTGCGACAGGTGTTTCTGCCGATTCTTCGGTAGATTCACTTTCTGGTTCTGGAAGTTTAACACCAATTTCCGTCAAATATTCTATCACACCTTGAAGTTTAATTGCTAATTCGCGTTTAGATTCAAGTTGAGAATTTAATCGGTTTATGTCAGCTACCAATTGTTTCTGTTGCTGTAATACTTGAGAAAGATGATTTTGTTGGTCAGTCATTTCAATGTTTTATGAAATAAAATACACAATATTTATAAGGGGTTAAGCAATGTTAGAATTGATTTCATTCAATTCGGATATGGTTCCAGCACCTGTTAATGTTCCACCACCAGTTGCTTCTGCCAGTCCTTCCTCAAATTCTCTTTGACGATTGAGGACATCATTACTATTAAACTGATCTAATATGGAACCAAACAGATTTAATATAGAACTACCTGATCCACCACTACTACTACCACGCCTTTCTTTTACATAACGAATATATGACATTGAAACTGTACATCTCAACATATCACTAGGACCATAAGAGACTGGAGTTGCGATTATATTTAAAGGAAAAGACCTGACAAATTCATATTCCAAGTATTGTTGAGTCAAATCTTTTTCAAATTTAGTGATGTATGTGGGAGATGTATATCTACCTGTACCCAAAGGATACCTCATCCTGTGAAAGTTAAATTCGTTTCTATAAGCATTCCTATTATCCATACCAGTAATATACTCTATCCACCCCTCAAACATTTCAATAACACCATAATCTCTACCCACATAGAAAGTAAAGTCAGTGGTTGAATCATACATTCTTCTGTATGCCATCTTTTCACTTACACCATGATAATCATTCTCTTGGGAATGGGTAGAAAGAGAACTTCCTGGAAGTGATGCAGACTCACATCTCAACTCAATATCTGTACCTTCCTGAAGATAACTAAATCCTCTTTGATTCAAAAATCTAATAACTCCTGGAGGTGGTTGAAGTTTTACCTGATATACAGATGTTTGAGCATTATGTAATAACCTACTCTGTATTTGAGTAGCTGTAAATCTATTTGGCCGTGGACCTGCCATCTATAAATACTCTTATTGATATTACTATATATGTGAGATGCCTAGAGATAGTAAGTGGCACCAGGGTCATTTTCGTCCCTCTAACCCTGAAAAGTATTTGGGAGACTCCAACAATATCGTCTACAGGAGTTCCTGGGAACTGCATTTTTTGAGATGGTGTGATAGAAATGATAATGTTTTAGAGTATGCAAGTGAGGAGTTTTCAATTCCCTATGTTTCACCCGTAGATAATAGAGTTCATCGATATTATCCCGATGGTTTCGTAAAAATTAAACATTCAAATGGTGAGATAAAGAGATATATTGTCGAAATTAAACCATTAAGACAAACACTAGAACCAAAAAAACCCTCTAGGATGACCAAAACTTACATTAATGAAGTTAAAACATATGCGGTCAATCAAGCTAAATGGAAATATGCTGAAGAATTTGCAAAAGACAACTCTTTAGAATTTAAGGTTCTTACAGAAAACGATTTAGGTATCAAACCTTATGGAAAAGGAACAAGAAGAGTATCTAAGAAGCGACACAGATAGAACTGAAGATTTGTTAGACGGATTATCATCACTAACTGACCCTGATGATATGATGTTGAAAATCATTGAAACTCTAACAGAGTTTGAGGTTGTTCCATCAGTTGGAAAATATTATACATTCATATATAATCCAATCACTCCCGGAATAACATATGACCAATTCCCACTTATAGCTTGTGTTGGATTATTTCGGTGGGGGTTTAGAGGAATAAATTATCACTGGGGTGATTATAGGAATTATAGATGGACTGAAGTGATTGGAAACCTCCATGTTGTCTATCCTTTGGAGTTAGAGGACATGAGGTCTATTCCATATCAAAAATTTGAGATAAATAACTAAAATTATTGCAGTGTAATGCTATAATGGCCATTATCAAACAAACCAGAATATGGAATGGTGTAAGAACTAGGGTAGATGTCAATACAGAAACTGGTGCAACCTATGTTTATGCTCCGGGTGCAGGAACACTGGGTGTCGATGCTCTCATGTTCACCAGTGAAGGAAAATCTAGAGATTGGAAGGTTCAAAATCCCCAGACTGTAACAAATTTATTCAACAGTGCAAACAATAAACAATCTTCATTAGAAGAAGTTGAAAATGCATTTCTAACGGAAGGATATAAAATATTTGATAATGATAGGGCAGCAGTTTTAAATAATTCATCTAATTATTCTTCACCGGAAGAGGCAACCTCCCGACAATCAGCTTTCTTCGCTAACCTTCTACCAAGAATAGTTGACCCACAATCTAAGATTACTGTTAATGAGGATGGATCGAATCCTATAGCTCTTACTGTAATACCATTTGATCAAAATTTACCAGATTTTAGTTTTGATTCTGAAAACTTTCCCGTTCTTGTTGATAGTGGATTAGAACTGGGTTTGGATTTAGGTTTTGATTTGAATACCTCTATTTTAAATCCTGGTGGAACTAGTGAAACTAGTGAACTTCCAGATGATATATTAAAAATATTTGTCACAGGAGAACGGCCGAACCCATCTTCTTCATTTGGAGAACTCAGGTATCCTCTTAACGATCCCTTTAAATTGGATTATATAAAAATTGATGTTATTGGATATGTTCCTTCCCTTCCATCAGGTGAAAGTTTTTTAGGATCTGGTTCTCAAAGTGCAACGAAAAGATTTCAAAATTCGACAAAAAAAGGAACTATCTTCTTACCAATGCAACCAGCTTTGAGTGAGACATCTTCAATTGACTGGGGTGCAGATAGTTTAAATGCCTTCTTTGCTGTATTGGGTAAAGGAGCTATGGGTTTTATGGATGCTGCTGGAACATCTAAAAGCATTGAAGAGTTGATATCAAAATCGGCCGAAACACTAAGAGGCCTTGGGATAGATGCTAATAAAATATTAAATGATGATCAATTAAAAGGATTTGTAAAAGCTTTCTTCGCTGGTAAGATAGTTGGATCAAATATTGTTGGTAGAACAGCTGGAACTGTTGTCAATCCAAACTTGGAATTGTTATTCAATGGTCCACGATTAAGACAATTTAATTTTAATTTTAAACTTACACCAAGAGAAAAAGAAGAAGCTGAAGTAATTAAAAAAATTATTTTTATGTTGAAAAAACACTCAGCTCCTAAAAAAGAAGGATCTGGACTTTTCCTAAAATTTCCTGACATTTTCCAATTGGAATATGTATATCAAGGAAATGGTCAACATCCATTCATGCACAAATTTAAACCTTGTGCACTAACTAATCTTAGTGTTGACTACACTCCTGATGGTTCATATATGACCTATGGAGAAAATGGTTCTATGACAGCTTACAATCTATCACTTTCCTTTGGTGAAATTGAACCAAATTATGAGGATGAATACGATAGTCCTTCCGATATGGGATTTTAAAAAATGGCTAAACCTTATTTCAGATACGTTCCAGATTTTGATTACGTTAGTCGTCTTAAAGACGTTAACCATATTGGTGATTATGTTACAGTTAAAAATTTATTCAAAAGGGTCCAAGTTAGACCAGACATCTTTAATGATGCCACACATTTCACAAAATACACTATTATTGGAGACGAAAGACCAGATAATATAGCCTTTAAGGTTTATAAAGATTCAAATCTTGATTGGTTGGTCCTGATGTCAAATAATATTGTCAATTTTGAGACTGAATGGCCTCTGACTCAACAATCTTTCTATAACTACCTTATCTCAAAGTATGGTACTGATGAAGGAATCAACTCGGTCCATCATTATGAATCAAAAGAAATAAGAAATTCCCAGAAAAGGATTGTTTTACCTAAAGGTTTAGAAATACCCAAAGATTATTCCATCACATTTTACGATCCAGGTTTGAATACAGAAAGAGTTGTATCTGGAATTTCAGTAGAAATTACAAACTACATTTATGAAGAGAGACTTCAAAATAAAAAGAGAAATATATATCTTCTAAAAGATAATTATATTGGTCTTGTTCTTGATGATATGGACAATCTCTTACAATACGAATCAGGAAGTTCTCAGTATGTTTCTAATAGACTGGTAAAAGGAGATAATATTAGACTTTACTAGCAGTAAAAAGGGTCCTAAAAAAGTAATAGGACCCATTTTTTGCCGGAGATTTTTTCTCGACTTTTTTTGAACTAAAAGTCGAATTTTCCTCAGGAATCAGCGAGACGAGCGAAGTATGACATCGGATCGTCTTCATCATCAGAAGAAGAACTACTAGGTTCTACATTTTTTGATGCTTGATAAGACTCTTCAAGTTTAGACATCACTTGTTCTTCAGTGACTTTTTTGTCTTCAACTGCTTGGTAGTTATCAAATTCGGTCTCTTCCTGGACAGGAGTTGAACGAACATTCTTATTTCCAAGGACATAATCAAGACGCTTTTTCAGGTCATCATATGACTTGAACTTGTCTGATGCTACGAGTTCAGTGAGAGAATACTGCTTTTTCCAAACAGCTTCAAGAGCATCATCGTCATTCAAGAGAGGACCAGGACGATCAAATTCAGAAGAATCATAGTTCCAGTATCCTGCAACTTTCTTCAGTTTAATCTTAAAGTTAGCACCTTGCCAGAAGTCGAAGGGGTTGATAGGTTCTTCATCTTCAAACTCAGGTTGCATCGCATCCATGATCTTGTCAAAGATCTTTTTACCGAACTTGTAGAGGAACACACCTCCTTCATTTTGAGGATTAGCAGGATCCTTTACAACATAGATGTTTGCGTAGAAAGAAAGCTTACGCTTCTGTTTACGAACAGTATCTTTATCAGAATCAACACCACTGTTCCACAACTCACGATTCAGTTCACTGACGGGATCCTTTCCACCATTTGTAGTCAGTGAGTTCTCGATATACCATCCACCAGGACCTTGGAAAGCGTGAGAGAACAGTTTTACCCAAGGGAGATCTTCTCCATCGGGTGCGGGAAGGAAACGGATAACGGCATAACCATTACCACTCTTATCCATTTCAGGTTTCCAGAGCCGTTCATCGGCTCCTCCACCACCATTATTACCTTGTTTCTCTACTTCCTTTACCAACTTAGCAGTAAGAGAACCAAGAGAAGATTGTTTTTTAAGGTCTGAAAAACCCATTTGTATACCTCGTATTAAGTGTATTTGGCCTTTGTCTCAGTTTTTGGTGGGGTAACTGAGGACCCCAGTAATATAGGTCAGATTGACCGTGGTGTCAAGACTCTCTGATCACCTTCTTCATAGTATCAATCACACCCTCCATACTCTTGAAGACTTGATTGAGATCACTGTCATGAAATCCCATCTCTTTTGCAGAATTGATAATGTTCTCCTTCATAACCTTAGCTTCAGGATCATCGGAGAGACTCAATCTGGCAAAAAGAATTTGTTGTTTCTTCAACAACTCCTCCATCATTTCTACATGATCAATCTTATCTTCTTTTGTCATTTCAGAAAATGTAAAAAGGTGTGAATAGATTTTATCCTGCAACTCAGTAATTTTATCTATTTCGTTTTGAACTAATTCTGATTTAAAAAAGCTCATTGTTTCTCCGAAACCACTATTTTCTTAAGGATTTTTTTATACTTAAATATATCTATGCGTAAAAAAGAAGAGTATTTTTTCATCTTAGAACTTACAGATTCCCAAACAGGATCTAAAAGTTTCTTATCAAAATCCTTTACATAGGAAAATATTCTATCATAAATCACCATCACTTCGATAGAAATTTCACCATTCAAATACTTTTTCAAAATAATAGGATGACCTTTGGAACAATCAAAAATGTCATCAACCTTGTGTTCACCAAAGATATTTTCGGATTCGTTTTGAAAAATATATGTAAGAGATTGAGTCCTTCTTTTCCAATCAGAATAATGTTTTTCACCATTATTCATAATCTCTCCGATCCATAGGGAACTAGGATCAGTGCATGAAATAAAATTAGAAACAAAGAATTCAATTACTTCTTCATCATTTTTCTGTCTACTCAATTTCTCAAAAAAGAATCGGTCTCTTCTTTTATAGAAGGACTGCAAAGAAGCTTTTGATTTACCACAATACTTATGATAGTCATACTTTGGTTTTGTAAAGTGATTTTTGAGTCCAAGATAGGACTTGTAGGTATCAAAAGGAGTCACTTTAGGAATCATACAGGGAGTTTTCCATAACTAGTTCTCTTCAACAAATTCAAATCAATAGCTTCACACTTAAGTTTTTCCTTGAGTGGTTTTGACATCAACTTTGGAATTGATTCTACATCAACATTATTTTCCTCACAAAAGAAAACAATAGCATCAATATACTTCATATCTTTATTTGTTTTCACAATATCTTCAATCTCCTCAGAAAATCTTCTGGAGCAGTAGAATTTAGATTCGATTAAATCGTTGATATCATCTACTTTAGTTTCTTTCATAGGATTGAAGTTTAGATTCAACAAATTCTCTAATATACTCGGTGAGTAACTTGATATACTTTCCTTTTTCATACTCTTCATAAACAACGACATCTCCGTCCTCACAGGACATAATAATAACAAACTTTTTGACTCTGATACCAGTCATTTCATACAACATACATGCGTATGCCGCACATTGGACGAAGTAACCATCAATCCACTCTCTAGGTTTGGCTTGTTTACTAGTCTTAAAATCAATGACTGCCAACTCACCATCATACTCAGCGATACAATCAACAGTACCAGCCACACCTAGTTGTTTACTAAACAATCCTTGTTCAATAGCATGAATGTTATCAATACAATCCAACTTAGGTTTTGCCTGTTTGAATAGAAATTCAGATAGAGGTTGAACTTGAGGAAGTTCTAAGTTCCTGAGATAACACTCCGTTACAGTGTGCATATCTGTACCACGACTTGTAGCACGTTTGGTTACTTTATTGGCTTCCTCATTTCC